AATGGTGGACCATTCAACACCAATCCCAAAACAATCAATAATGGTGAGATATTATATCTTGGTGTTACCACTAGTAATGCACTTGGTGATATAAAACTTGGTGCTATCAGTGTAGGATCTGGATCAGCAGTAGACTGGCAGGTACAAAATCAATTGACTGCTGATCAAAACCCAGACTATTTTGATTTTGTTGATAAGATAAACCAACCAGCAAATGCATATATTCAAAGTGATGTACTAACCATTCAGGGTATCAACGTACTAACTCCAGTTACTTGTACAAATGGTGCTCAGTTTAGAATTGATGGTGGTGCTTGGGGTACTACTGGAAATATATCTAACAATCAAACACTTCAAATACGTATTATATCAAGTGGTATTCCTGGTGACAAGGTAGAAACTGATGTTACTGTTGGTAACCTAACCGATTTGTGGCAGGTATTTACAACTACGACTGGTGATACTATACCTGATGCATTCTATTTTATTGATAAAACTGGACAACCAACAAACACACTGATTACTAGTAATACTGTTCTGATTGAGGGTATCACTGCTGCTGCTCCCATTAGCATCACAAATGGAGAATTCCAGATCAATGGTGGTTTATGGCAGAACACTGGCACAATAAATAATGGAGAGACCCTTAGACTAAGAATTCAGTCTAGTGCGTCTTTGAGTTCATCTGTTTCGATGTCGATTACAATAGGATAAATGGCATATACTACTTCCTGGACAGTCACTACGTATGATAGTGCTGATAATATACAACCTGGGCACTGGTATAGTGTTCGTAATAAGAAACTGGATGGTATGTCTCTAGGAACTGTTATGAGTGTCTTTAGAGATAAGACTGGTAACTGGGGAGTTCTAGATGGGAATCTAAATTCTAGATTCCCTGGTTGGATTGAATGTGATGGAAGGACACTAAATGTTGCGGATTATCCAGATCTATGGGATAATATCAAGAATACCTATGGTGGCGATGGTGCCATGCAATTGAATGTAAACACTAAAACATATAGTGGTACATTCAATCTTCCTAACTATCACAATAGAAGGATTATGGGTACTGGTAATGTTGATGGTAACTCTGGTGCATCACCAATTGTAGTTACTTACAACGCACCAGATAATCCAGATGGTGGTGGTGGATCAGGTGATGGTTTCACTGCTGGATCTAGTGGTGGTAACTGGTTCATTGATAAAGTTGATGCAATTGCAGATCCACCAGATGAATTTGTATATTCAGGTGGTGCTGCTACTGATAGTAAGTTTTTTAAACTAGGTTCTCTTATTACAACTGGTTCTTCAGAAATTAGTGGTGATATTCCTGTTACTATCTCTGGTAATCAGTCTGCTGACATTGGACCTATCTTACCATCATTTACTCTTCCACCACAACACGAACACCAACTTATTACTGGTAAAGCAGATCAGATTGGTGTAGGTTGGATTCCTTGGGGACAACCAGCATTCTATAGAATTGGAACGGGTGAAATTGGATCTGCAACTTACTCACAAATCGGTTATAATAGTGTTGTAAGTCCTGGTGGTGAGGTCAACTATTCATTCAATAACTATTGGCCTGGTGCTGTACAAAATAGCATCCCTGGTTTAGGTACTGGTGGTAACCATAGTGCTTCTACTGTGTGTAATAACAACACAGGTAACGTTGGTTCATACAACCCAGGCACACTACTATCACATGGTCACTACCTAGCACAATCAGACTTTGGTGATCCAACAAACGTATATGGATGGGGCAACACACAATCTCCACTTGGTGGTAGTTCTGCTGGTGGTATGGCAACGACTGAAACAACAACTATTAACTTTTCTCAAAGTGATATTGCAATGCTAGCAAATGATGCTACATTTGAACTAAACCCATCGAAAATTGTTATCCCAACAGCAGAACTAGTTCCTGAAAACACTGTTCCACTCCTAACTAAATATCATCGAGTCAAGTACATTATAAAAGCATTCTGAAATAAATTATGGCTGTACAACCTATCCGTCCTCTTGAGTTGATGAAGGACGAAAATATTACTCAGTCAGACTTTACTGATTTCATTGGAGTCTGGGAAGGATTCATGCCAAAAACTAGGTGTGATGCAATGATTGAATGGTTTGAGAAAGTAAGAGAAGGTGCTTCTTTGACTGGTGAACCAACAGATCCACAAGAAGATTTCTTAGACGGTACACATCAATTTGCTCAAGGAAGTCTTGGTAGAAAAGATGAATCTTTGTTGATGAACTATTCTAATGCTCATCTTGCATACGAAGCAAACCAATATCTTACAGCATGTGTCCAGCATTATATTGATAAGTATGATTGTCTGAAGAGTAATAAGTTTATCTCAGAAGATATCAAGATGCAAAAAACTCCACCTGGAGGTGGATATCATGTGTGGCACTATGAGAATGCTGGATTTGGACATCATGCAAGAGAACTTGTGTGGGCAATCTATCTAAATGATATGCCTGAGGGTGAAGCAGAGACTGAGTTTTTGTATCAACGTAGACGTATCAGACCAGCAGCAGGAACGGTTGTTGTTTGGCCTGCAGCATATACTCACGTCCATAAAGGCAATACAGTGTTCACTCAAGATAAATACATTTTGACTGGATGGTATATCAAGGTTCCTAACTAATGGCAGAATATTTCTACACCCCACCTACTGATGAAGAGGTGGCAGAGTACGCTAAAAATAATCCTCCAAAGGCATCGCTATTGGAACTGGACTTTCAGGAAAAGGCAGTTACCATTGGTGGTGATGAATTTGGTGGCGGACAAACCACGTTTATTGATGAAAAAGCGTGGACTGATATTGTCCTCCCCAGCATCACCGCAGACTGGCATGACCCAGGAAAGGATGAAATTAGGTGGTTGATGTACTATAATGATGGTACATACATGTGTCAAAGAAAGAAAACTAAGTTCAACTTTGAGACTAAAACATCGTACTGGGTAGATTATAACTATAGAGATGGTAAAGCATCTTTCGTATTAGAACTCTATAAGAAACTCAAGGCAATCTGCGTTATTCAACGTGAGATGAAAATGAAAGAAACTCTTGAGAGAGTTAGAGAGTTAGAAAATACCAAACTGGATTATTACTATGACCAGAAGTGGTATAAGAAGATGGATGAAATCCAGAAGATGCTACTATATTCTGATTACAGAGTATTAGAAGATGTTCCTGTCAAGTATGCTAATGAGAAAGCAGACTGGAAGATCTGGAGAGATAAGATGAGAAATCTACTTCCAGATGATGCTAGAGCAGCATTCGATACAAACTTTGAAATGTTCAAGTTTGTCACTACACTCAAGTATCCTATTGATCCTAGAAGATATTTTGAAAAGTATCCTAACCAAGAGGTAGAATATCTTTCAACTGATGATCAGTATGTCAAGTATGATTTTGAGGCATCAGCAGATTTCTATTCAAAGACACAACTAAACCTTATCAACTTCTTGGAGTCATATGATAATGACTTTAGACCTATTGATAAAGAAGTGTTGGAGATTGCACAACAACTGAGACTAGACACAGTATTCAACGGATTAGATTTTAATAAATTTGAAGCAGAGCAATAAATGATCTACACTTTTGATATGCTCCCGAAAGGGATTGTGAAGAACCTGAATGACTTCTACAACTTCTGTGAATTTACTGACGGATCATGGTCTGGTAATTCAGATCGTGCTGTAAAGTATAATGAACAGATCCTTGATGAGGTACATTATCCATCAATGCTTGAGTTGATTGATAATTCTGTGAAGTATCATAAGGAGTTCACATATAAGTTTTTACCTAGAGGTAATACACATCCTAACTTCCTGAGATATAGGGAGGGGATGCATTATGATTGGCATAATGATAATTGGATCATTGATGAAATGCGAACAGACTATAGTATCACCGTGTTCTTATCTGAACCAGATGAGTATGAGGGTGGTGAACTAGAGATTCGTGTTGGTGATTCTACCACTGAATATAAACTGGAGGCAGGTAAAGGTGTCATTTATCATACTGGACTACACCACAGGGTGAAACCAGTTACCAAAGGTGAGCGTAGAGTTATCACATGGTGGACAGCATCACTGGTTGACGATACACCAACTCGTGCTATAATTACAGATCTATCTGAGATTCTAATGAATATGGATGATCATCCTATGAAGGGTAGACTGGAAACAGTAAGAGCAAACTTGATTAGAGAAAATGCAACAATTTGATGTCAGTGATATTGTAGAATATCCTAATCTATTTGAACCACATGACTATCAAGCAATCAATAGAGAAATAGATGCAGGACTCTGGAAGTTTGGACACCAGAGTGATATGGCAAAGAAAGAGATACCATTCTGGTTGCTATCACTGAGCAGAAGTAAGTTCTTCTCAGAGTATCTACTAAATAAGATTGAATCCCATATTGGGGTCGAATTCAACCTTGAACGTGTCTATGGAAACGGTCATACTTATGGTATGAGAGGATTTCCACATCAGGATTCTTTGAGTCCTAAAGGTAGAACACTCCTATATTATCCTATGACACAATGGGATGTTAGTTGGGGTGGCAAGACATGCTTCAAGATACCAACTGAAGATGGTGTAAAAAACCATTTTGTTGTACCAGAACCCAATAAAGCGGTGTTATTCCCTGGACTAATACCACATTGGGCAGAGGAAACTTCTAGAGTTTTTACTGGTCTACGTGTTACTGTTGCCTGGAAGTTAGAACTAAAATGACTCACATCGTATACGAATATCAAACAATGTTGGAGAACTACATTGCATCTCGTGCAACGTATACTCTCATGCTAAAGAACGTTGGTCCTAAAAACTGTGCAGATGAAGCAAAGCAGAAGGAAGTGTATGACACTTATAGAATGCTTCTCGACAGAGATGTAATGTCTGGACTACTACGTAGTGAAATAATTTGTGTTGAATTTGAAACTATGGATGCAGCACAGCACTACATGGATAAGTTCCCAGCAAATAGTAGTGGTGATCCTGATTATTATATTAGAGCAGAATTGTATGGTCCTACTGGGTCAATCGAACTAGATAACAAATAATCATGACAGTAGATCATTACATCGGTGCTGAAGAGCACGTCATTCTAGAAGGAATGACAGACTATCACAGATACATTCCACATCCATATGTGGATTTTAGTGTACTAGATGATGCTCCTAAGTCTAGACTAGAAGCATATTATGATTTCTGCACAGGATTTGCTAAGACTGGGATGATTTCTAAGTCACTATTGACAACTCAATGTGGACTGTGGATTACATCTAAAGATAACACACTTGATGCTGATCTAGCATACCACGCATACTATGCATTTGATTATGGTACACTATCAGATGCAAGATTACAAGAATTATATACTGCACTTGGAACTACGGAACCTGCCAAGATGGCAGAGCTTAGGGCAGAGAAAATAGACTTTGGTTTTGAAGGTGCATCAATTGCTCCTGATGGAACAGTAGTAAAGTATGTTACAATGTTTCGTCCACAAAGTGAAATCCTAGATTATTTTGATTATCCAGAAATTGATTCTCTCAAAGAATTTGTAAAAGAGAGTTTTTCTGAGTGGGATGAGGCATTGCAAGCACCAAATTCATTCAGAGCACCAATCCGTATTCAATTTGATGCTGTAGATGATACAACATCTATTGAGATTGCGAGTCCATTCTTCAAAAAAGAATTGTACATGAAAGAAGGTGCTGACGCTTATCTCAAGAGAAAAGAATTATACTTTGATCAGATGTCTAAGCATGGACTATTAGATGCTGATCAGATTGCATATTGCAAAACAAATAGTCCATCAAATCAACAGTTCTCTATCAAGTTCAAGTATAGGAATGGTGAACTGCTAAACAAAAAACTATACACATTTGTTGTTTCTGAATTTGAGACTGTGACATGATTCTTGGTGATTATATTCATGAATTTACACTTGACAACCATGAACAACTAAACAAATCAGCAATTGAATTCTTCTATGCCCTGAGAGAGATGAACTGGAAGGGTGGAAGTGATCGCCTGTCCAATAGAAAAGGATGGCAGAAGAATCATGTTGAGAATCTACCACAGATGAGTGCTCTCAGTAAGGCAATCTTTACTGAGTTTGAACAGTTTGTGGTAACAGAGTTAGATCCAGTACAGAAACTGAGTATCTATCTTGGTAATATGTTTGTCAATATCAATCCTCCTGGGGCATATCATCTACCACATGTACATGATTGTCACTGGACTGGTGTATATTATTTGTCTGCACCTGATGATTGTGGTGACTTATGCATACAGAAACCACATCAGGGTCCATCACAAGCAGAACAAACAAAGTTCTTTCGTAATGTTAGACTAGAGCATAAGATCAAACCACAGGCAGGTAATGGTTACTTCTTCCCATCACATCTTGTACACTATGTACATGAGAACTTATCTGATGAGGATAGAATCTCTCTTGCATATAATATAAAAATATCAGAACAATGATTTGTAAGGTACTTGACAATCTATTTGATGGTATGTACTTACATCAGATAGAACAACACATAAGTGAGATACCTCTCTATACTACCAACGTTGCCAATCGTACTACATGGCCATATGGTACAAAGGGATCACATAAGTTATTGGGTGCTAGACTATTTCAACGTGAGTCATTGAATAGTATCAAAGAATATTCAAAACATGCTGAACCATTCTTTGAGATACTTGCACACATTGAGGAAGAATTGAAAGCATACTTCTTCTTGCATGAGATATCATTGAACGTTCAACATGAAGGATGTGATGGTACTACACACAGAGATAGTGCTAACAGTAATGATTTCACAATTTTGATGATGACCAATGCTGAGTGGGACAGTTCATGGGGTGGACAATTTCAGTTGACAACCATGGATGGTAATGTAGTGGAAGAACATGAGTACGTTCCTGGGAGAGTCATTGTGCTACCATCTAAACACCCACATAGGGGATTAGGACCAACTGAAGCATATGTTTACAGAAGTTCAGTAGTCTGGCGAGTCACACCATTAGACCAGTATCTCAGAAGCAATTTTGAAGGCAGGGGTTGACAACGCATAAATCTAATGGTACAGTCGATACGTAACGTCGATTAATTCATGAAAGTTCCCACTCAACCAGAATTGACGCACTTGCAAATACAAGCAATGTTGCGAGACCATGACATCCCAGAATCAGAGCTCGCATATTTGGGTGAGAGGGAGTATACTACAGACTATGCAGCACATCCAGAATACCATGGACAAACTATGCCATGGTATCTCATTGGTGGTGAACATGAGGTGCCTGTCTGTGACATTGCCTCAATTGACCAGTTTGAAGATGATGACTGCTGTATCGAAAACGATGGATGGCACTAACTATGACAACTGATGGACGCCCTGAATTGAAAGGAACTGAGGAGTTCTTGCATAAAACTTACGCTCAACAGCGTAAAGCTCGACTGCAAGATGCTGTAGATGATTATCTGCAGGATGATGAAGCAACTATCGTAGCATTCTACGATGACTTGAAAGCATGTATTCAAGATATTATTACATATCATAAACGATCCACAGATCGAGCACAGGCAGCGTTAGACTTGGTACACGGTCATCGTCCTAAATTTGGAATTGATGGTCTTGATCAAACTGACATCACTCGCACTATGAATGACATTCAGTCTACAATGGAAGGGGATGTTCCTCACCACGGGATGGGTAATTACGAAAATATCCCTCCTCGTTACTAAATGGATCAAAAAACTCGACTCCTCCTTGCCCTCCAGCAAATAAATAATGTTCAGCGACTAACCCGTGACAATCAGTGGGAAAAGTATTTACATTCCCACCTGAATACGGTAGAATGTGAACTCCAACGACAATTATCAAACCTGACTCAACATGACCGAAGAAGATTTCAAGAAAGCAGTGGAAAACTTCCTGATGTTGCAGAAGAACAACGATCATAACGCAGCGTTACTGCAGGCACAGATTGATGACCTGAGACGCCAACTTGGCGAACTGAATGATCTCAAGGAGATGTTTAGACTACCTAAGTTAGAAAACCAAGATCGTAAATTGTTCGATGAAACAGACTGATTTTGAACTCCTTCAACCTGTTGAATACGACGGCATCACAGGTTACATTTCTTTTATCTCTGAGTATTATGTTACCATATGCTTCAAAGATATTCCCCTACCTGATTCTGCAAACTCACGGTGGGGTCGTCATTATGCAACCCTTATAGTATACCCTGATTATTGGCATGAAATACGCAGTCGTTTGGATGAAACAGAAGAAGAACAAGAAGAGTCGCCAAGAAGCAATCTTCTACAATTTGGAAGACGCAGGGCGATGGGAGCAGCACATCAACAAGACCCAGCATTGTCGAACTGATATCATTCCGATCTATAGTGACAGTTTTTGAACTGGTTGAGGAGGGTTGACGCCCTCCTTTTTTCATGCCATACTATAAGTATCAAACCACCAGACCATGATCGACATTGACCAGTACACTCTAGAGGAACTATCCTCTGCTCTCTATCGTAAGATGGAGTCTATGGGTTTCACCAAAGGCACTGATAAGACCAAGTGGCGTGAACCTGTCATGGCAGAGAAACTGGGTCACACTGCTCACGCTAAGATCTCTGCTGGTAAAGGCAAAGAAGAGTATGGTAGTGATGCTACCACTCAAGATAAGAACCATGCTGAGTACAAGAGCAAGGCATTGAGTGAGAAAGATCTCAACAACCTGCTCGAACGTGCTTATGGTAAGAAGAAACAAAAGAATTATGCTCCTCTCACTGTCTCTGGAGTATACAATGGATACAACAGTAACTATGAGACAGCATCTGTAGAGTATGCTAAAATTGAACATTACTTTGGTGTGTTCTATAAAGAAAAGTGTGTACTTATCATCAAGGTCAACACTGACCACGTTATGAACACACTGAATGCTAACTACGAAGCATACATGAAGAAGGGTAGTGGCACCACTAACCTCAACACAGTAAGTGTCAATCTTGCTGACACACACCTCTACACTATTGCACACAAAGACCAGGAGTTCTATGATTCACAACGTTGATTGCCTTGATTATCTGAAGACTCTTGATGATAATAGTGTGGATCTGGTGGTTACTGATCCTCCATACTTCATTGGATTCGATGGTGGCAAGGGATGGGATAGTCAGTGGAGTAGTGAGCATGATTATCTTGATTGGTGTGATCAGTGGACAACAGAGTGTATTCGTGTACTGAAACCCAATCGCATGTTCATTGTGTGGGGTACACTCAAGACTGAAACATTCTTGCGGTACAAACTATGGACTACTGATAGTAATCCTATACTCACACCACAGAATGAGATCATCTGGGGATACAATTGGGGTGGACGTAGTAAGAATAACTTCGCTCGTAAACATGAGTACGCATGGTGTTGGTCTAAAGGCAAAGAGTTCTTGTTCAATGACGCGGAAATACGTGTAGAACGTAAGGTAAAGAAGAACCTACGCACTGGTAAAGACTACACACAAGGTACAATCCCAACATGTATTTGGGAGAAGAACAACCACACTACATCTAAAGATTACTGTGGTTGGCACCCTACTACCAAGAACTTGGAGGTGATGGAGCGTATCATCCGCGCATATACTAATGCTGGTGATACTGTACTCGACATTTTCATGGGTTCAGGGTCTACTGCTATCGCTGCTGCGCGTAGTGAGCGCAACTATATTGGATGCGAGCGCGACAAAGAGTATTATGAGCAGGCACTGGAGCGCATTGCCACTCTTGGTGTGCCAGTTCAGGATCCTGCACACCCATCCCCCACTCGTGGTCGATTGCCTGTATGATTACAAAGTAATCGAGAGACACCAATGCAACTCTTCACCTCCGCCACCGTGATTGATTACTTCCCTGTCGGCACTGGCAAGCGTTTCGTCAAGCGCACTGTCTGGCATCCTGGTTCTGAGTCTGAAATGACTTTCTTCTCCACCAAACTCAAGGTTGAGATGAAGTATGAGGTTCGCAACTATATCGCCAATGGTGCTGTTGTCACTGCCATCAACACGGAAGAATACACTGGTTCTGATTACTCCCCCCTCTCCTGCTGATCATGCTCAAAGCAACTATCATCAAGACCATTCAATCTTGCTGTAAGGGCACTGCCCTTACCAAGGTTGAGAAGTTCCAAGTCTTTTGCTATGTGTGTGATAACATGCTAGCAGAAGGTCACATCACCAAGACTCAACACGAGAGGTACACCAATGTTTTCTAAAGACGACACTGACTTCATTGATTTTCTCTTCGGCAAACTCACTGCACTAGTGGATGTTGAAGAGATTGATCTCCACGATGATGATACATGCTGTGATCATCTTGAACTCAAAGCAGCAGAATTGGAAATGACTGTAGATGACATGCTTCATGCTGATCTCTGAAACACTACCTGATTTTCCACATGATCCACCACAAGGGTATTCGTATGAAATTGTTCAACACAAACGCAGTGTTATTGCTATATGGTTGCGCCATCATCGTGAATACGTTTATAACAGTGAACCTGTTTCTACAATATGGGGATTCTACGACACAAAGAAGCGATGTTACCATTCTCCCATCAACAGCAAAAAACTTGGAGAGGTAGTTGACATCGCCAAAACTAGACCCTATACTGCTATGCAGATACAAAAACCAATGCGACCTACGGTGCTGCAGTTCTTCTAAGGCACCTAGGAGCGTCTAGAACACCCCTCTACCCCAATGACTGATGACAACCCTCTAAAGCAGACTACTGTCCCCCTTACGACGAACCAAATCAGGTTTCTAATGGATCTCATGATGGGATGCCCTATGGGTTTCACTAAAGACCATGCATACCATAATGAAATCAATGACAGTGAACTCTACGACCACTTGTCAAACTGTCTAATCCGTGCATACTATGAGTAGATAATCATCTACACTAGGTAAACATTCAACACAACAATGGAAACACCAAAACCTCTTTCTTTCAACGACATGGCGAACAAAGTTGCCAATGATCCCATGTTTGACGCTGAACGACTCGCTGCAAAACTAGAGGTTACTGTTGATGAACTACTCAACATGCTCGGTATCAACCAACAAAACTATTGAACAAAATGATTGAAGAAGTAATGCTCGACCGCTGGTTGCTCGAACAACTGGACACACTAGAGAACCAGGACTACGATCAGATCGACCGTGTGCCAACTGAGAAGCTGTCACAGGAGGTGTTGGAAATGCTCGACTGAGCCCTATACTATGTTCATCAGCAAGGGAGACACCCCATGACCGTCCAAACCGTCAAGCACTGCTTCTACAAGATCGAGATCGACACCGTGGACGCTCCCCAGCACCCCATCGTGTACTTCCGTAAGGAAGGCAAGTGCAAGACTGCCAAGGGCATGGATCGTCAGCACAACCGCGTTGTGAACG